TCAAAAGGCAGATCGCGGAAAAAGGCATGATCGACGTCGGCGTTGGTGTGGAGCGTGAGTTGGGCATCTCGAAAGAGAAGCTTGACCAGGCTCTTTATATTTTGGAGCAGGAGGGCTATCCGGTCTACAACGGCCGCATTCCTCAGGCGACCAACCCCGGCAAATTTACGACGCTGACCGTGGCCTGCCCGCAGGGAACTGAGCATCGGGAAATGTATGATTTTGGGAATATTCATTCCGTGGTCGATTACGTTTCTCATGATGGAGGCGAAAGCTACGACCCGAAATGGGTCTACCCCAAGAGTATGGATTCGAGCCGTTTGCAGATCCGCTATGCGGAGGACGGCGGCATCGACAAGGATGGCGTTGTGGAAATCCGGCGCGGCGTGGACGATCTGAGCCTCGGTGAGTCGCATTATGCACAGGTCCGCATTCTTGTGGACGGAACACACTACATCAAGGGCATGGCGGTTTATTCCGACGACCTGCCCGACGGCGTTGACGTGATGTTCAACACCAACAAGGCGAAGGGTACGCCGACGATGAAGGTTCTGAAGCCGATCAAGGATGATCCAACTAACCCCTTTGGGTCGCTCATCAAAGAAGGCGTTGTTGACCCCGATAAAGGCGACGGTCAAAAGGGCGGACAGAGCTATTATTATGACAAGAATGGTAAGAAGCAGCTTTCCCTCATCAACAAGCGTGCCGAAGAGGGCGACTGGGGCGAATGGAGCGATCGACTCCCTTCTCAGTTTCTTTCAAAGCAGAGTTTGAGCCTTATCAAAAAGCAACTCAATTTGGCTTCCGCCGATAAGCAGGCTGAGTTTGATGAGATTTGCTCCCTGCCGAACCCGACTTTGAAAAAAGTCCTGCTAAAATCGTTCTCCGACGACTGCGATGCGGCTGCGGTTCACTTGCAGGCAGCGGCGCTTCCCCGTCAGAAGTATCAGGTCATTCTTCCGTTGACCTCTATCAAGGACAATGAAGTGTATGCCCCGAACTACAAAGACGGCGAAACGGTCGCGCTGATCCGTTACCCGCATGGCGGCACCTTTGAAATCCCGATCCTAACTGTGAACAACAAGCAGGCTGAGGGAAAAAGAGTTCTCGGAAACACCCCTGCCGATGCCATCGGTATCAACTCTAAGGTTGCCGGTCGGCTTTCCGGTGCGGACTTTGACGGTGACACCGTTATGGTGATTCCCTGCAATTCTTCCAAGAGCAAGGTGCGCATTACCTCTACCGCGGCTTTGAAAGGGCTTGAGGGATTCGACCCGAAGCTTGATTACGGAGCTGATTCCGGTGATCCTGTCAGAGTGGATAGCAAGGGCCGTGAGTATTACAGCAGGGGCGGCAAGGTCTTTCAGCGAATGAACAACACCCAGACGGAGATGGGCAAGATCTCGAACCTCATCACCGACATGACCCTAAAGGGTGCGCCTCCTGACGAGCTGGCAAGGGCTGTTCGGCATTCGATGGTCGTCATCGACGCTGAGAAGCACAAGTTGGACTACAAGCAGAGCGAGACTGATAACGGTATCATTGCGTTGAAGAAGAAGTACCAGGCTCATGCCGATGACGAGGGCTATGGGGGTGCTTCGACTTTAATATCCCGGTCCTCTTCCAAACAGGTCGTACTGAAGCGGAAGGGTTCGCCTATGATTGACCCCGATACCGGTGAGCAGAGCTGGAAGTCCGTTCGTGAGGAGTATACCGACAAGAGCGGAAAGAAGCAGGTGCGGACACAGGACAGCACAAAAATGGCAGAAACCAGAGATGCCTATTCCCTGTCCTCCGGTACCCCCCAGGAGCAGCTTTATGCAGATTATGCCAATAAGATGAAGTCCCTCGGCAACCAGGCTCGCAAGGAAATGGTCCATACCGGCAAGATCGAATACAGCGCCTCCGCCAAGGAAACTTACCTGCCTGAATGCAAGTCGCTGACTGCAAAGCTGAACATTGCTTTGAAGAATGCGCCTCGTGAGCGGCAGGCCCAGGTCATCGCTAACTCCGTGGTGGCGGCAAAGGAGCAGGAAAACCCCGACATGACCAAATCTGAAAAGAAGAAAGCCAAGTCGCAGGCCCTCTCTGCCGCCCGCACCTCTGTCGGAGCCAAGCGCGAGAACATCAAGATCACAGACCGCGAATGGGAAGCAATTCAAGCCGGAGCAATCAGCGAGAATAAGCTGTATCAGATCTTGAACAACACCGACATCGACGATCTCAGGGCGCGCTCTATGCCGCGCACCACAACGACGCTCAGTCAGGCAAAGGTCAACAAGATCAAGTCGATGCAGGCTTCCGGTTACAGCACATCTGAAATCGCGGAAGATCTTGGCATTTCTTCTTCGACTGTTACAAAGTACCTCAAAGGAAAGGAGTGAGCTTTCAAATGGCAAGGAAATGCGCTTTAACAACAGTTGACAATCCTTACAATCCTTTCGAGCAGTTCACTTCTTGGCTCCTCTATGACGAGGAGAAGGGGTACCATACCTGCGCTTATCTGGGAAGAATTGCCCGAACATCGAGTCAGTTGACCGAAGATGAGAACGATTTGGAAGTTGAACGCGCGATTGACGAAATCATCAAGTACGACTTCCGGAACATCTATCGAAAAGTTATACAAACCGCATCGTAAAATAATCAATGAATGAACTGTTTTCCGGAAAACAATCTTTGTCGTGTCTTTCCATTGGAGGATAGCTGATACATCAAGGCATAGGGGGAGGGTCTCTAAAATCACACCCCCTCCCTGTATCGCGAGTGTCTTCGGAAATTCTCCGGGGGAGATTTTTGGAAAGCGGTTTTGGGGCCGGGAGGGATATTTTCACTTTCCGGAGCGGCGACGTTTCAAAGGACCCACAGAGCTTAATACGGCAGCCAAGATGATGGATCTTGCCTCCTTCTTTTTTCTCCTTTCAAAAGAGATGCTGCAATGCTCTGCGGGTTCTTTGAAGCGCCGCCGCAAACTTTAGGAAAAGACCTCGGATAGTCAGAGAAACCCAAGCAATACCACATGATATTTTCAGAAAAGGAGGCAGCAAGGGAATGCGAAAAGCCAAGGCTGCGGATTGCCAGAGTTCTCGGAAAAAGATGCGGCCGGCTTTGACACCGGAAGCCAGAGAAAACCAGATGATCTCGCTGGCCGTCGACCTTGCTGAGAAACAGTTGATGGAGGGGACTGCGTCTTCGCAGGTCATTACTCACTACTTAAAGCTCGGCTCAACTAAAGAGCGTATCGAAAAAGAGATCCTTGAAAAGCAGAAAGAGCTGATCGACGCGAAGACGCAGTCCCTGAAATCTGCACAGCGATTGGAAGAACTTTATAAGAATGCATATGAAGCCATGAAGCAATACAGCGGACGAGGCGGTGACGAGGATGATTAAGACCTATTCGGAGTTATCCCGCCTTTTCACTTTTGCGGAACGGTTTCGGTATTTGAAGTTGGACGGAGCTGTCGGGCAGGATACCTTCGGATTCGACCGTTATCTGAACCAGCTTTTCTATCGCTCGCAGAAATGGAAGGCTGTACGCAACCTTGTTCTTATCCGGGACAACGGCTGTGACCTCGGTCTCGACGGTTATGAGATTGGCGGTAAAATCCTAATCCATCACATGAACCCAATCACACGAGAGGACATCCGGACACTCAGCGACAATCTGCTGAACCCGGAGTATCTGATCTGTGTGAGTCACAAAACGCATAATGCAATTCATTACGGCGATGAGGGGATGCTTGCGCATTCCCCCGTTGAGCGGGCGAGAAACGATACCTGCCCGTGGAAGCAAATAAGATAGGAGGCAAGTTATGGAGAGTATCCTGACTTCTATCAAGAAGTCGTTGGGGATCGGAGCAGAGTACACTCATTTCGACGACATTCTCGTTTTCCATATCAACTCCGTATTCTCCATTCTGACACAACTTGGTGTCGGCCCCTCCAAAGGCTTTTCAATCAGCGACAGCAGCGCGGCATGGGACGATTATATCCCCAACGGCGAGACACTTCAGTTTGTCAAGACTTACATGAGTTTGAAGGTCAAGCTGATTTTCGACCCACCGCTGGTGGCTGCTGTTCTGGAAGCGACGAAAGCGCAGATATCTGAGCTGGAGTGGCGGATTCAGGTCGCAGCTGAAACAGAGAATACAAGCGGTGGCGACGCCGATCCCTACACCGGAGAATACGAGGTCGTTCCCAAAGCGTTTTCCTCGCAGACATTGGAGACTGCCAACAAGGTACTCGATGAGAATGTTGTTGTAGCGGAAGTTCCATATTTTGAGACCTCGAACACCTCCGCAGGGAAAACTGCCTACATCGCAAGGGAGGGAAATCTAAGATGAATAACCCGACATTAGTACATCACGGCGTTATCGGCATGAAGTGGGGCGTGCGCCGTTATCAGAACAAAGATGGCAGTCTGACTCCTGCGGGTCAAAAGCGGTACGACCGCGACCAACGTGAGAACGCTGCCAAGAAGAAGGAAAACCGCATTGACGTCAGCACGCCGGACCCGAAGCGCTGGGCTAAGGAAGATCTGGAGCGGAGCAAGCGGCTTGTGGACACCAGTTCGGGCCTTGTCAATCAGGCAAAGAGTATCGAGCGAAGCAGCGCGCCGAAAGCCAGAAAGACTCGTATGGACCTTTCTAAGATGAGCGATCAGGAGATGCGGGCGCAGATCAACCGCGAACTGCTGGAACGGCAGTACAATGATCTGTTCGCCAAGCCGGAAGCAGCCAAGGTATCCAAAGGACGTACTGCTGTCAGAGAGACGCTTGAGGTGGCAGGAGGCGTGCTGACAGTTGGAAGTTCTGCGCTGGGCATTGCGCTGGCAATCAAAGAACTAAAGGGCTGAGGTGAGCATTCGTGGCATTATCGAATACAGCCGTTCCAAAGTATTACGGCATGTTTCGGGATGCCGTGATGCGCGGAGAGATTCCAGTCAACAAAGAGATTTCCATGGAGATGAATCGAATTGATGACCTGATCGCCAACCCGGGCATCTATTACGACGGCGAAGTGGTAGAGGGCTGGATCAAGTATTGCGAAGAAGAATTGACGCTGACTGACGGCTCTGACCTGAAGCTGCTCGACAGCTTTAAGCTTTGGGGCGAACAGGTCTTTGGTTGGTATTACTTTGTGGAGCGCAGCGTGTATGAGCCGAATGAAGATGGGCACGGCGGGCACTACGTCCGCAAATC